GAGTTGCTTACGGGGCGGATTACTTCCGCGCACCGTCTTGGCTCGCATCGTCGCGATCTCTTCGGATGCAATTGGCTCCTCGGTGTAGGCGAGTGGCCCGACGTACCAAAACATCAAAACACCTCTTCGTACGTGTCGATTATGTTTGCCATGATTCCCATTTGACATGCCTTCTGTAAAATAACCCGCCGAACACTCGAACGGCGAAGTAGTAGATTTCTGCAATGACCCTACCTGCTGTGAAGCCACCCGTTACGTGGATAATGGCCTGTCTTCATCGTCTCTCGCATTGAGGTGCGCCCAGTCATGCCACCTGCATGATTCTGACAGGTCCCAAATCAACCAGTCAGGTGCCAGCGTTCATCCGTCTCCCATGAACCATTCAGGTGGGCGTTCACCAAGCATTTTATTTCCACTGTAAATCGTGGGTTACTCAGCGGCTTCTGCCGCGTCGAGTGCTACCATCTTTTCCGTGGCAGTGGCAAGGTTAGCCTCTGCTGCTGCGAGTTCAGTTGACACTAGGGATTCTTGACGGGCAATGTCGGAAAGCCTTGCTGCACACCGTGCCTTAGCGATGGTCCTGTTGCTAGCGAAAGATTCCGGCGTCTTGTCTTTGATGTTTATCAAGCGACCTTCGAGCTGCGCGATATGTAGTGTTAGTTGTGCTTTTTCGTTACTTGGCATGAGTGCTCTCCGGTTAGTCTGTCAGTTACTTACTTTGTATGTTAAGCAATCCATCAGTGGGAATGTTTAAGTTGAATGCACCGCCACCCAGTGCGGCTGGAAATGCAAGGGCCGTTACGACATCAGATGATACGTCTCGGGAATCGATGGCTGCACCAAGATCGTACACTTCAAGGGAGTACGCACCCGCTGCTACCTCTGCACCGAGGTTGCACGTTGCACCACCACCGAAGTCAAGCGCCGTGTCAGCAGGAACTGTTTCGAGAAGCTTCTCGATGTACACGGTCTTGGCTTGCCTCCATGTACCACTTGACGTATAGGCAGTGTGCGAAGTCCCGTCCTCACCGGAAAGCTCGAAAGTATTAGTGGCTTGATTTGCCACTGTAAAGATTCGATCATTAACCTCAGTCATACCACCGAGTCCAGTGAGTCGAACTCGGTCGCCGTCTGCCATGCCGTGGGCGGTGGCTGTGATGACTACTGGGTTTGCAGCAGTAGCTCCAGATACACTGCCGGAGAGCGGTGCTGCCACTGGGGAGCATGCCGTTACGTCAATGGTGCCATCGAAGTATAACAACGGGATGTGATCGGTGTCGTCGGTGACGAACTCCATGATGACTACCTGATCTACCGTCTGTCCAGACTCAAGGCTGCCGAACGAGATGTTGTCACAAGACACCTTCGTCCTGTCGTTCGAGTCGTCGAGTGTGACTGCCTTGGTTGACAGTGCAACGCGGGCATACGATGCTACTGTGATCTCCACACCAGTAGCCAAGATCTGACTCATCGTGTCGTGATCTGGGTCGAATGTGTACGCCCCGGTAGACCTAAGGAGTACGGCATGTAAAACCACGGCACCTTGAAAGTCAAGGTCGCCATTGTATACCCGGTGATTGAAATTATTGTACTGGCCGTTAGCCATTTGGCTTCTCCCTTTACAGTGGAAACTAATCCCACGTTACAACTGAGTGAGTCGTGCTATACACATTACTATCGGCATCTGTTATGCTACAGATTACTACCGTTGTTTCATCTGCGTTCGGAGTGATCGGGGACTGGACGAAAGAGAACACCCCAGGCTCATCGGTGAGGTGCGTGCTCTGATTAATGTTTGTTACTAGAGATCCCGTCCTGTCTCTCCACTTTACGTTGCAGTTCGTTGTATCGGTTATCATTATCCCTGCTTTTTCTAACCAAGCGAGATAGTAGATCGTCTGAGTGTCGGAGTCATAGCTCATTGCTATGTGTGACTGTATGCCTGAAATAGCTGTTTGCTGTAGCGGAAGGATTCTTAGTCCTCTCTCCTGTCCGTGCCAAGTGAACTTCTGTGTCTCAAGCAGGGTGTCGTCTGCCCTGACGTATGGTGCGACCGTGTCTGACTTCCATATCTCTATGGTGTACTCTTCACCGTCAGGGGTATCTGCCAGCGTAAACTGTGCCTCATCTAGATTCAGCAAGTAGTACTTGCTTCTCTCGGAATGTTCTGTCAGTAGCAATGCGTGGTCGTCATGCGCAGAGTCAAGGTAAGCCTGGAGCGACCAAGCAGATGGTGTCACCTCCTTAAGTGAGGAACTACTTTGATTGTAGACGACTGCATAGATGAGGTTAGTGCAGCAACCTACGACCAAGTCTTTTCCGTAGTAGTCTATGAATAAGTTAGCCATTTTATTTCCAGTGTAAACCTAAGATATATCAATTGCGTTGACTGCCTGAAATGCCATCGAGACACCCAGGTTTCTATTGCTCACCGAGAATACTGCACCTGCTGGAATCGTCGAGCCTGATATTGCAGTTACGTTCATCACTACGTCTTCCGGCATAGTAATCTCTCCTAGCTTCGATGTCGCAAACACACTCTTGTCTCCCGTCCTGTATACAGCCCTCACTCTGATGTTGTACGACGCACCCATCGGTAGCCTGAGTATGCATTGATTGCCCCTAACTCTGTGATTGATCATGGAGTAGTTAGTTCTGGTGCTGATCTTTGCGAAGACTTCGTATCTCCTTACTAGGGTAGGTTCAGCAGGCTCGTCCCATACGACCATCACCTGACCGTGAGCTATGTGCACTGCAAGCACTGAGGTAGGTGGAGCAAAAGTAATCTCTTCTATTCCGACTTCAGCATCGAACTCAGTGGATGCGAGAATACCTGCCTCGGCATCGAACGTAGCTTCGATCCCAGCACCGTAGTCTATGATTCCTGCGTCTGCATTATCATAGAACGGTGGAGATATGCCGCCGATCTCGACGGTGGTTTCAAGTGCTGTTAGCGTCAGGGTTGGCATTATGCTTGAACCATTAGTGTGAACGATGTCAATGCTAGTGAGTCAGCGTCTGATGGAATGTTAAGCCTTAGCTCTATGCCCCTGCTTGAGTTGGAGGGCATTACGCCAAGCGTTAGGAACTCAGTGGGACTAATCGGAACCCACGCACAGCCTGCGTCCGCTACTGCATTTGTTGCCGTACAGCTTCTAGCTTCAAGCATTGACACGAATCCATTGCGAGTGGTGCCACTGAAGATAATGGACAAGTCGTCGGTTGAATTCACGGCAGACACTATTGGTGCTGCCGCTGAGTCTGATGACAACGTGCCGTTCCTGTCATTCCACATGGCTACCGTTACGGTAGAACTGATTGTTCCCTTTTGTGCCAGTCCGAAAGATACAGGGTTTCCACTGGAAATCTCAGTGTCTCCACTATCGAACATCTGGAAGTATGGGTCGGCCATTTAGGTTATATCTCCGTGTAGATGTTTGCGAGTGGTGGTGTCTTGTAGTATCTCTTGAAGGACACGGAAACCTTGAGGGCGTCATCGTCCTGAGTCTCAGTCCCGCCCTTCAGTAGAACTCCGTCTGGATGTACGAGTAGCATTACCTCTTGAGCTAGTAGTTCGCGAGCAAGCTCTATTGTCTTCGAGGAAACTGATGCGTCATACTGGACCTCTTGCCCTGACGATCCGTACTCCTTGACATCTATGTCATCGCAGTAAAACCTCTCTTTGATTTTCGGATTCTTGTGAACCATGCCGTAGATTCGCTTGCTTGAGATAGAGTGGATGTCCTCTGTCTTATATGCAATTTGGATTGAGTAGTTGAAATAATTTACCGGGAACACAGTTGGTATATTTCTGCTTACAATCCTGACAGTGTCAGACCACTCTCCGTAATCCAACTGACCATCTTCAGCAAAGATGGAATCCATTAGCTCTGCCTCAGCCTTGAGTTCGCTGTGGCTATCTCTTGCTACGAATCCACTTAGAGTCACTACTACGTCATCCGATATCCGGTTTCCGTACCCTGATACTCGGGAGCGGTACGGGTTCTTTCGTACTGGCTTCTTTGTTGACGACCAGTTTGGCGGAGGAAGAAATGAATACGTACCAACTGACGATGTGTACAGGGCCTGGATTCCGAGGCTCGTGCTGTCTGTTACGTCACCAAAGTAGTGCAGTGTGATAGCGTACGTGCCGTCGTACTGCTTCCAGTCGCCTGGCTCGTTGAGTGAGTCAAGGTAACATGTTACGTAGTTCATAAGTTCGCGTTGGCCGTCGTAGTAGTACACCTGTAGGTCGTTAACCTTGAGTGACTTCTCAAGTGCCATGTACTTCTCTATGATCTCGTCATGAGTGTTTCCTGTGAAAAACCCACTGAAGGTGACGGTGTACTTGACTCTACTGTGCCCCTGATCCAACGCGCGTGCGTTGTCAATCCGACGAGACATTATAGGCATGTCTACATCAGCGAAGAAGTAATCTTCAGCCGTTGACTGAAGTATAAGTATTACTGGATTTTCTGGCATGTTTCTTTCCAGTGTAAATTATTTACCTTGCGGTCAATCTCTTGGAGCAACAGGGACTCTGTCTGCATTCAGCTTGTTGGCGTTTATCACTGCCATTATAGCTGCCTCTGATCTCTGGATTTCATCCCTGACTACTATATCGGCAACATGTACGAACGCTTCAACTACTGGTGACATGTCGAACGCACCTTCGTTTAGCTGTATTGGAACTGCAAGGTTGATCTGTCCGGTGCTGTTCTGGGTTACCTTGCCTGGATTGAATGAACTGGCTAGTCCTGTTGATGCCTGATCTCCGACTGCAAGGCCAGCCATTTCAGCTATCCTTCTGGTTAACTCAAGTGCTGTGTTGGTAATGGATGCCTGTGACTCGCCTCCGGTCATCTGCTCAAGGGCAACTGCCGCCCTCTCGGTTTGACGATCCTGTCCGAATCCCTTGGCAAGCAGGTCCTGTACGGTCGGGTCTTTATTATTGGTAGATAATGGATCTCCCTTGGTGCCCCAGAATCTGTCTAGCATACTGTTTGATTCACTGGAGGCATTGAACCTATCTAGTGCGGTTATCTTTGCGTTTGGGTTCTCAGTAAAGAAAGCAGATTGTGCTGCGACTCTAAGCTTATCTTCATCTGATAGTGCGCCTAGCGCACGCAGTGCCTCATCGGCAGAGTTCTTTCTTGAGATCGCTATGTCAGCCTCAGCCTTCGCAATGCTTACTACCTTGGAGAGTTCGAGTTGCTTTAGGTCTACGAGGTTTTTCGTCATGTCTACTTGGACACCTTGTATCCTTCCGCTTATTTCCCTTCTTTCCTCAAGGGTGACATTAGGATCGTTCTTTTGCGCCATTGCCTCTTTGAAAATCTCGACATCATTCTTGATTGAGGCCGCCAGCGTGGCTCTCTTCTGATTATTCTGGCGTAACGGCAGATTGAATCCACCGGCACCGCTCAGTGCATTCTCCCTTGCTACCTGTATCTCACCTAGCTTCAACTTCATTTCAGTGAGATCTTTGAGTGCGTTAGCAGTGAAATTCTTTACAGTGGAAATCCTTTCCTGCTGAGGCTTGCGTATCTCTGATATAGCCTTCCTCATTTTCTCTAGCCTGTCTTCGTCTTCCTTGAAGATCTCAGCACTTTCGCCAGTTAGCTTCATCGTGTCTTCGACGTTCTTCTTTAGCTTCTCAGATTCATCAGTGATCTTGGATATTCTATCGAGCGTTTCGGTTCTTGTAAGGTTCCTCTTGAAGAACCCTTCCATTTCTTCTCTTTTATCGAACTTCTGCCGCATCGCTAGTCGTTCATCGTGAAGCTCGTTCTTTCTCTTCTGCATTCCCCTTGTCTCTTCTGGACCCTTAATCCTGTCTACCTTCTCCTGTAGTCCATTTATTATAATCTCAAGGCCATCTACTACATTCTTTTGCTCCTCGACCTTCGATGATGTCTGAGCTAGATACCTCTCGAACATCTCCTTGATCTGATCCTGCATTGGATCTGTGCTTTTTGGGTCCAGTCCTATCTGGTCGAATGCATCTCTTATTAATTCCTTCCTGTTGTTTCTGGTTGGAGTAAGGAACCTATCTATCTCATATAAGAGTCCGCCGTCTTCTATTATCTGGTCATCTTTCTTGAGCTTCTCTACCGAGTGCGCTCTCCTGTCGTGGAAGAACTGCCTTGCCCACTGTTCTTTCTTGGCTGTGTCAAGCTCGATTTTTTTCTGCTTAAGTAAGACCTGATTGGCCTTGTCCATCTTTTTCTTCTGGGTCAACTGTTCTTCAAGGAGTTTGTTCTGTGCCTCAAGTGCAACTGCCTCAAGATCTTCTCCTTCTATTTTTACATTGACGCTACCTGCTAATTTCCTGAGCGTCTCAAGCTTCTCTGCAAACTTATCGGCTTCCCCAGCAGCCTGTAGTGTCTCAAGCTGATTCAGAATCAAGCCTATTTGACCAGAAGTCTTTTGGAGGGCCTTGAATCTTCTCTCGTGGATACTGAGGGATTTTTCCAGTGCTATCCCCTCGTCTTCCAGTGCTTCTTTATATGCAGTCTGTGCTCTAGCTATGCTTCCTAGCTGGGATATCAATAGTGCACCAGCTATGAGAGCAAGATTGGTCGGTGAAAGGATTGTCCCAATGGCTGTGCCAAGACCGAGCATCGCAACCTTGCCTGCCGCTGCTGTACTATTCATAAACATCTGCGCTCTCGTTTGCGCGACTGTAGACATCGTAAGCCTTGCGTACTCAGCCCTGAGCCTAGCAGTGAAGGTATGAAGTCCAGCAAGGCCAAGCGATGCAGCCCATGAAGATTTAGCAAAGAGGATCAGTGCATTCTTTGCGAGTATGATTCCAGCGGCCACCGTTACCATCTGAATCGGAATCCCTTCTCCTGCATTCAAGACTTCAGTGATGACTATGAGTATCTCAGTCATTGAGGCTGCCAATGTTGATATCATTCCTGACGATGACGAGGCCAGGCTCGTGAATGAACCTTGCAGCCTATCGAGAGCCGAGGACAATGTCTTGGTTGTGCTATGGAATTCAACCATGGACGATGCTTCATTTGTCAAGGCCCTGTTGTGAGCTATGAGTGCTGCATCTGCATTCTTTAGTGCGGCAATAAGAATGTTCTTCTGTCTGATACCGCCAGCCTGTTGTTCTATTTCTTTCTTTTCAGATAGTGTCAATCTATCCATTGCGAACTGCATCTCAAGCAGGGTGTCAAGTAAACCCTTTGCTTCACCGTCAAACTTTACAGCGGAAACTCCGAGCTTATCAAAGAAGTTCTTTCGTACATCGAATCGATCCATTCTTGATTGGATCGTCTTGAATGCATTACCGATCTGTGCACCAGTCCTTGATGTCTCCTGCGCAACCACCGCAGTCAGGCCAGCTAGTTCTTCCAGGCTTCCACCGTGCGATGAAATGACCGAGCCAGCCCTACTTATAGATTGAAGCAAGTCGTCAGTAGTTACCCTGTACGTATTTGAGAGTGTATTCAGTGAGTCGAGCGTTGGTAGCAAGTCACTGGCACTCATATTGAACTGCAAGTATGCTGAAGACAGCAGGTTAGCTGCATCCTCTACTTCGATCTCAGCAATCTTGGATGCCAAGAGTGAAGCCTTTACCGACTCAAGTGTCTGGCTTCTTGTCTGGCCTGCACGAAGGAAGACGGCAGCGGACCTCTGTGCTTCCGTTGCGTTTCCGCCAATCGCTGCCGACATTTTTATAATGTCCTGCGTTAACGTCCTAGCACCGGCTATCTGCTCGTCCCACGTCGAGCCGAGGTTCTTACCTACGCGAGCAAGGAAAACAGTGTTGGACTCAAGTTCCTTCATGTCGTCGGCGGCTTGCCTGATCAGCCTGAACATACCGAATACAGCAGTGGTCGCAATTGTCCACAGGGCTACCTTGGCAGCCGCAGAAGCCATTGAGTCACCCATGAACTTAGCTGCTGCTGCACCGTGTAAAGTTTCCGTTGTAAACTTATTGGTTGCCGTGTTTATCTTTTGTATGTCGACTTCCCAGGCTGCAAGCCCAACCCTTCGTGACTTGAAGAATCTCTGGGACTCGCCTACATTCCCAGTCAACGTGTCTGTTGTAGTCTTGGCTGGCTCTGCCGTGAATCCACTCTCTATTGCACTCCGACCCCTTGCCTTGAGATCTGCGGTCGACAGGGCTTTGGCTGATGCCGCCCTTACCTTGGCTTCCTTCCTGTCCATTAATCCAAGGATCTTATTTATCCTACTGACCTCTGCCTTGTGAACCCTGGCTTGTGCCCCGTCTAGATACCTTACTGCTTCAGTTCCTTCCGCTACTGATTTCTTGTACTTATTTGTGGCTGTGTTTACCTCAAGGATCTCGGCCTTTAGCCTTCCGGCGGCATCCCTGGAGGTCTTCCAGAACTTCTGTGATGTACCTGACTGCCCTGTGTTAGCGTCAACAGTGGTTGTCTTTGTTCCAGCAGTGAACCCCATCTGCCTGGCGTTGTCACCCATTCGGCGTAAGCTCGCAGTGGTTGCGGATCTCGCCTTCCTTGTCTCCTCTGCCTGTATGCTTCTCTTCTTCTCTAGCTGTACTGCACGATCTGTGAGGTTGTTCTCTTCAGCAGTTATTTTTACTATCTGCTTCTTTCCGTCAATTACCTTCTCGGTTATGGTTCTGATCTTTTCAACATTGCGTAGGTTGATTATGTCAGTACTGGTGTGTGTGAGTTCAGGACCCTCCTTGCCTGATACGACATCGACTTTCTTTGCTGAGGCACCGATGACACCCGCCGGTCTACGTAAGCCCTCCTGCTGCGAAGCTTTTGCTGCGGTGGTCCTTGCTCTCTGCTTGGCGGTCTTGTTGTCTACGAGCGCCCCTAGTCCAGCAAGCTCCTTCTTGATCTCATCGATCCCCTTGATCCTGAGATTAATCTCGTACTCTTTGCCAGACAGCACCTCAAGCTTTGTCTTGATGCTGTCAAGGCTGGTATGTATCTTCCTGAAACCTTCTAGGTTTCCGGTAGTTCTTCCAGCTATAAGTATATTTGACCTAAGTTCTTCAGCCATGATATTTCCAGTGGAAAGATTATACTGTTACTTCATCCATGGTGTGCAGGAATCTGGCATCGAATGTCAGAGATCCTCTTAGTATAGCTTCTTGCTCTGACGGGACTTCTGCTGGTATTGGAGACAGCATTGGGATGAATATGTCATGCTGCGCTATCCTTGCTATCTGCGTAGAGAAGACTAGCGATAGCTGGTCATAGACCCTGTCTGCCAATCTCTTGCCTGATCTTCCAGTAAAATCCTCAGTGTGATTTACCTTTACGAACACGGACTTTACAGTGGAAACCCTTATCTCGAATCCCACCTTCGCACCGACGTTGCACTTCACTCTTTCGTGAGAAGAGATTCTAGATCCAACTATCGCTATCATTGGCTTGTCGCTAGTGTCGTTCTGCAATCGCCTGATGTCGTGAACTATGTCACAGTCTGTGAAGTCCACTGCCACTGAGTTTATGTCTCTTGTATTACCACCCGTGAAGTAGTAGGCAAGAACAGCGTGTATTGACCTGTTAAGTGACTCTTGCATATTAAAGAAGTCGTTCGGCATACTAGCCTCTCTTTGTAGTCTTAGGCATTCGCTTTGAAATGTTTATCCTGTGAGCCTGCATGGCATGCTTCTCTGTCATCTTCATGAACATCTCTGTTAGCTGGTCGAAGAATGGCCTGTATCTTTTCTTTGACAGACCTTCATCCTCGTCACCAATGAATGAGTTAAATTCAATTGGCTTCTCAAAGAATGCGGCATATGAAAACTGAGGCCCTAACTTTGCTTCAGCGACAGAGGGGTCTGAATACAGTACGGTAGTTCCTGTTTTCCTGTCATCTTCAACTGCCGTCATTGAGTCAGCTATGTTGCCCTCGCCCTGATATCCTTTGTACTTGTTGTAGATCTCTTCTTCTATCACCTTCCTTGCGCCCATCTCAATCTCAGTGAGCCTACCCTTGGTTCTCATTGTCTCCCTGACATCTTCTTTGTATTCGGGAGTCGTGAGATACTCCAGCCACTCAACGCCCCTGAGCAGATTGCCCTTGGACTTATCAATCTTGACCCCTATCGTTGTCTTGGCTGGTCCCTTTGCCATGGCTATCTCTTCTCAAGGTGACATGGTACTGCTTGGCAGATCTGAATTCCACCGATGCGTGCCTTCAGTAGGTCCTGCGCTGCACCGAGGTTCTGTAGGTCAGGCTCCCACCGTACCCCACCTGGGTCTATGAAGATGACGCTCTCTGGAACTGCAACAAATCCGTCCTGGGCCTCTTGGAGATCGATGTCTCTTCTGATGTAGAAGATTGAATCACCTACCTCAAAGATGCCAAAGGACAGCAAGGCAAGATTCCTGTCAGTTACTATCTGGTGTATTCCGCAGATGGATACACTGATGACAGGCCGTCTACCCCTGTCGTTAGTGCCATACACATCGTCAATGTCGTCAGCTTCTAGTGGCTCAAAGGCGTAGTATTCTATCGTGATACTGGAAGCCTCTGGGCTATCAAGTAGCTCATCGTAATCTGCCTGCAAGAGTGTGATCTCTTGTGATGTCAGGAATTGCGTGTGAGACATTTACAGTGGAAACTCCCTATTTATCGAGACGCTTTGATTGCTCACTATTGTAGTACGCTTCTATCTCTTGCTCTACCTGATAGATAGCATGCAACTCAGCGGCCTTTTCTCTCTCAAGCTCTCTAAACTCCCAGGGCATCAAGCCCCAGTGTTTAGCAACCCTGCCCTTAACTAAGTCAAGGCTTATCATTACTTGTTCGACAGGGTCCTTCGGAGTGTGGTATATGTATCCCTCTAGCTCGTCTGGCCTGAGCTTAGAGTAAAAAAATCGTATCGGGATTTGTACCCCGCAACTTCCTCTTCGATGAATCTTCTGGTATTAGATACATCACCAGGCATCCTGAGTGCAATCCAGTTGTACTTGTCTTTGTCTGTATCCCCTGGTATCTCGAAAGGAAGGCATGCTTCAAACAGTTTGACTGCTCTCTTCTGCGCTACCGACCGTGCCGCTTGTTGCCATGAAGGATCATTGTAGTTCGGCTCCATGCCGCTCATGTCAAACTTGCCATTAGGAAATTTCTTGGGTCCGTTTGGTGGCTCTGGCGTTGAGCATGTGCTTTCAATCATGGCCTTGTCTGCTGAGCTTATCGATGTCATCGGTATCTCAACTATGTAATCTTGAAATGGCCGTTGGAACCTGAAGAAATGCTTTGTCTCTGATGCTGGCTTCCAGTCGTCCCATCCTGACAATTCAGTTACTTCAAGAGTAGTTTCAGAAAGGGAAGAATATAGGTTCCAGTCGTCCATGATTCGACCGCTAGTAAGGTTGCACATTACTTCCGTTACGTAAAGGAATAATGCATCTGAATCGCCTGGACTTCTCAGTTCGACGAAGGATCGCTTCTCTTCCATGTTCGAGCCGGGTATCTCCTTTCCACTGGAAATTTCAAACAAGGCTATCATCTTGTTGTCGGTCGCGAGCTTCTCTCGGTCCATGAATGATTGTGTTTTCTTTTCTTCCTCGCTAGTCCACTCCGGGATCGGGTACTTTACCTCGACTTCCTCCCATTGTTTCATTGAGATCCCGCTGAATGGAATCTTTATCCCCTGATCCGACCCTGGCTGCTTGAGTTCAAATACGGAACTTAAGGAATTTGCTTCATGCCATTTCTTGGCTGAGTCAACAACTAGAAACTTGAATCTCTTCTCTGTCCCGCCTACGTTCAGAGTGCGGTACGTAAACTGGTCTTTCTCTTCGATAGCTTCGTTAGCCAACTGCGGGTCCTGCGGGTCCTGCGGGTCCTGCGGGTCCTCGCCTGGCTCGTCGGATTTACCTAGTGCTCTCAGGTTCGTCATCTTTTTCTCCTGGTCATGTTCGTTAAGGGTTTGGTCATGTTCTCGTTAATACTATATCGTCCACTAGAATGACTCAGCCCAAAATGACTCAGCCCAAAATGAAGCCTGAGCTTCTTGTACGGGGTTGCCTTCTTTTACGTTGAGATTGACACCCTTGATGATGCAACCCCTCAGGAAAATCTGCTCCTCCTTGGCCTTGTATGGGCTGTAGTTAGCAAGCACTATTGTTAGCCTGGTTTCCCTGCTCTGAAAATCGTTTACGTCAAACTCTACCGACTGTTTGAAGTACCATGACTGGACCTTTATTTCATATGTGTGGCTTCTGGTTGTTATCTTCTTGCTTGCAAGACCTGGGACCTGCCTTCGCTCTGCTTCCAGTACTGCATCCACCTTTATGTCCTGCCAGTAGCAGTACTCAAATAGCGGCTGATCATACCCGTACTCTCTGTGGTTCCAGTAGCTCTGGTTGGACAGGCCGGTCGCTACGCCGTCATCGTCCTCAAGAAAGACTCCTACTTCAGCGTCTAGTCCTACCCAAACTGGGTTTAACATTCGTACCATTTGATTCTCCAAAGAAAAAGGCGATGACTACCTGAAGTAGTCATCGCCGGGTTGCAGCAGGCTTGCACAGTATTAGTTTACAGTGGAAACTAAGGCTTGGCTGCGGAGAAGACTGCGAAGAAGTCGAACGTGCCTTCGAGAGATACGTCGATGCTCGCGTTTCCATCGCCGCCGCTGTTCATCGGCTGAGGATTCAGGATCACATTACAGTAGTACTGGATCTCACTGAACTGGCCGGTGCCATCAGGAGAGATCTTTACAATGATCGTGACCGGACGGCCCTGAATTCTCTGGAGTCCATCACGATTACTGACGAACAGGTCGTTCATTGACAGTGTGTTCTCAGATCGCTGGCGAACGTAATGGTCGACGGTCTGGAACTTTCGTGCGATTGGCCGGTACGATAATCCTGGGCTTGCCGAGAATCCTTGATCGTAACAGATCAATTCATCTTCCGCTGGGTTTGGCAGGCACGCAATCGATACGCTGTCACCGATTGTAGTTGGGTCTGCTACCTCTTCCGAGGCGAATCCAACTGGTGCTTGCTGGGGAATGTTACCCATCGATCCCGTGTTTGGAATCTCGATTACTGACGCATCGAACGAAGGGTCTGGGCAGATCGGGTTGCCGCAGCCTGTGTTCGTCATATCGAATGCCTGGACACCAGCGTCTGTGAGTGTCCGAACTTCCTTGATGATACCTACTTGGAGGCTGTAGTAAATCCAGGCTTCATTGCCTGTCTTTGTCTTTGCGCCATAGGTTAAATTGATTTCTGCCATGACTTAATACCTTTCTTATTTGTTAATATGATCAATGGTCTTGCGTATGTTTTTCAGTAGTCCGACGTTTCGCCTTACTGGGATTTTGATTAGATGCTCTATGAGAACCTTCATCTCCCCGGCCTTACCTTTTTCCACTGGAAACTTCGCAAGTATTTCATTGATTAAAATTTCCACTTGATCAGCATTTTGAAGGACCTGTATCTGCATGCCCTTGATGACCCTATCTATGGCTCGGGCTTGCGTATCAAGTACTTCTGATGCTGGGTGTTTGGTCATGGGCTTTCTGCGATTGCTGAACATAGCTCGTCGTAGTATCTGTTCTCGCGGGCTATGTAAGCTTCAAGATCTGTTTCCATTCCAATAGGGAATGCACCGCCACAAAGTCTGGTTATCTGATTGTCAAGGTGAGCGATCAAGTTAAGAGCGCCGCCCTTTCGCGTTATGGTAAGTACTGGCGTCTTGTAGTGGAAGAAGTTATCCTTTGGCGATACCACGGACCTTGCTACACTGTATATAACAAGTGCCTGCTGTACCGCCGTAAGCTCCTTAGTGAAAGCTTCTGGATCTGAGTCTACTTCCTCAGCTATCGCCTCGTCGCAGAGCGTCATCAGCTCAAGTCTTAACATGGACCGTAGGAAATCATTAGAGTACATAATCTTCTGGGCATCTAAGTCCCCTAAGACCGCTCGTATATAACCATACAGATTTGAAAAGGTTGTAGCTGCCATTGCTCAATCCTGCCTTGTTATTAAGGCGTTGTATCAAGGACGCATCGGATCTTGATGTTTGCATCAGAACCAGAGGCGTTCGTGAAGAAGATCGATGTGATGTCTGCGGATACCAGCAAGAACGTGTTGTAGCTGCCGGTGTCCCATTGGTATGCCTTGTTGGCAACGAGAACCAGCGTGTCATCAGGTACGCTTCCGCTGTTGGTTTCCAATGTAACTGCCTTGTCGGAAATCACAATGAAAGACTGAACTGCGGATACGTCGATTGCTGCGACGACCTCGAAGTCCGTGGCAGCATCTGCAACCACCTCGTCAATCTCAATCGTTCCAGATCCGGTGTACTGTGCGGATACGTCAGAGACGACTCCACTGGCAGTAATAACGGACTTTGTTACTGTATGCGTAAAGCTCATGGCTTACTCCGTATTGGTGGTGAATATCTCAAGTAAATCAAAATTCTGATTAAGCGACTCACCGCCAGTGGCTACCCTGAAGACCATGTGGCCGACATAGTTTCCACTGGAAAGACCGGCTATCACTTTCTCAAAAACTAGAGTACCGCATTCCCAGGTCTTGTCGAACATTTCGATTCGCTCTGAGTTTGCTTCGCCTCGCTGAGACTGAAGCTCTGCGAGTAAGTCTTTTGGAATAGCTACTGGCAGTTTCATGTGAGTGCTTTCTGGTGTTAAAAATGGAAGGGGGAGAGACTGAATAGAAATTCGTGTTACTTTTCGCCGAAGCTATTTTTCACTTTGAAAATCCCAGACTGCGATCTTCCCCCTTCCACGACCCAACGAACGATGCTTTATAGATCGACGATGACGACTCTGTATCGCCATTCATCGGGTACGTGAATCGAGATAGCCTTCTTGTGAAGGATCTCTGCTTCGTTGCGCTGTGCATGGTCAGGACTGTTGCTCTCGTCCCATACCAGCGTTTTATCAAACGCGGATTTGGTGAAAGCCCAACCGAGAGGCTGGCTAGTCAGGACGTACATCTTGCCCTTTGCAAGCTGTGCATTCGGAGTCCATGAGAAGTTATGTCCCCATGCGCTCGTCATCATGCCACTGCTGAAGATCGAGTCACGCGTAGTAGAAGTGACAGTGTCCTTCGGCTTCACTCGGTCGCCATCATTGAAGTCACTGACGAGGTCAATGAAATCCCATGGGTCACGAATGTTCTGCGGCGAGATCATGATCGTCTGGATGCTAATTGGCTCATCAGCACCACCGGCTGCACCGAACTTGGAAACATGCTCAAGGATCGTCTTGAGTTTTCCAATGGAAAGTTCAGTAGCTACGTCGACTGCGTTCAAGTCCAGATGGTTTAAGTCTGGGATGTTTGCAGTATCTACGGACGAGTGGATGTTCAGCGAGTCACGAAGTCCACTGTCTACTTCAGCGGCATCGATGTTAGTCAATGCCAAGGCGTCCAAGTGCATCTCAAGGTCATAGGCAAGTGTTTGTCGCACTGCTTCTGCTTGAGATACGTCGCCCTGCTGGAGGTCAACGAGAGGGTAATTGACGCGATCCGTCTGGAGATAATCCATCTCCAAAGTTGTCGCGGCTTTCGTTGTTCGCCATTGCGCTCGACGACTACCGCCATCAACACCGACATTGCGAACCGTGAACTCATTCAAGTTCCGGCTTTGCGGTCGAGTGATCATTGGCAGTTCGTCTGCCGAGAGATCCACCATTTGGAAGGCTCCCATCGACCATGGCGTAGCCATTACGTCGGCGGAGATCTCGAAGTTTCGATAAGCAGCGAAGTCTCGTGCAGCTTCTGCATTCGTAGCAGCGGCAACCATCAACGCTCGGTATTCTCGCAAGTCGTCCTGATTCGTCAGGTCGAATCGCTCATCTCGGTAGCTTGCGTACTCACGGTCAAGCATGCGAGCATTCTCTGGAAGCATCCATGGGATGCTAGCGAACTCTCGCTCACCGCGCTTGGCTTCAGCTACCATCTGGGTAGGGCTTGCTGAGTTGATAGGGGAGGCTGTGATATTCTCACCGCCTCCTTGAAAATTCTTTTCCGCGTCTCTTCGCAGATTGCGGAGGTGGCTTTTTCCTGCCATGTTTATAGCTCCAATGGAAATTTATTATAATCTATTTTGAAAATTGTATCTCTGGTTTTCCAGTGGAAACTTTTACGTTTCAGTTACGAACAGATGTGGCGAGCAGATCTGCACTCGAATGCGAACTTCAGCAGCATTCTCTGGAGTAAGGTTGGCTTGTAGGAGATGGGCGTGAATCACGTCCGTTGCTACGGCAATTTGCCAGCAACCATTCTTCTGAGTCAGCGGCGAACGAAGTGTGGAGCCAGTTGCGAGCAGTCCAGTACCAGAATCGGTGACTAGATTGTCAACAGACGTGATTCCAGTTCCCTCGAACTCCCAGATAGATCCAGGCGCTGGCAGGACAATGGACACTGGGCTTCCACGCTTTTTGGGGATATCAAGCTTGCCGATGGTGAATTCTTTGAACCCGGTTTCATCAGTGGTTCCACTGAGGTTGATCGAGTGATGCATGAAGCCGAGGAAAAAGTCTCCGACTTCAGCGTAGGCAAGTTCTGTTTCGTCGTTGTCCTTTAGCGTAACGCCCTTGCCCTTTTGAGTAGTTCCGACATTAGCGTCGGCTACACTAAGGTCAAGTTCGGTTGTCTTTGCACTGTCCCAGTAGTCGTAGCTACCGGAAACATGTTTGAATCGTGAATCTCCGAAGTGCATGATGCTCTCCTATTTCTTGGTAGATGGTGTGAGGTATGGCATGAGTCTCTTCAGCAATTACTTAGCGTAAGAGATTGCACTTCGTCCACGAAGACTCTTCGTTACTTTCGTGCTTGCCGTTTCAGCGGCCTGTTCAGTTGACCCAGCGCCTACCAGTAGTTGAACCTTCTTGTTGACGCTCGCAGTATCAGCGACGACTTCAACTTCTTCAACTTCTTCTTCGGAGGTTGCGGCCTTAGCCAGTTGCTTCAGGAGATTGATCGTTCTCTTGAACATCTTGTCGCCAGCTTCGTCGTGCGACATGGCTTTAACTTGTTCTTCGATTGTCTCTTCGTCATCTTCCTCGAACTTGTATTCAAGGTTGACTCCGATGTCTGAGATTTCCTTGAGTCGCGATGCATGCTTTTCGTCCGATGCTTTGACTGCATCAAATTCAGTTTGCTTCAACTCAAGAGCCTCGTTAAGCATAGTTTCGTGCTGCTCTTTAGTCATGAGTTCGCCGCCTTCAATCTGGCTGGCGATCTCACTCTTGACTGACTCGTCAAAGTCTGCCTGTACGGACGACTGACGCATCTCAGTGACTAGACTTGCGAACTCTTTTTGAGTCGCCTCGTCTACCGGATTTCCACTGGAAATCTTTTTAGTTGCGTCTTCCATTTTCTTGAATAGATCTTTGAATTTCACTTCGATGTCTCCGGGTAAGGATGCTTCTTCTGGTACAACTGTGTCGCCAGAGTTGTTCTTACCCCTGAGCGGCACGTCAACGATGTGCAGATGAACCTCAGAATGCTCTGTGCCCTGAGGATCTCGCCAATAACTGTGGTGAGTGTCGGTTCGTCCAGTGAGCTTAGGCTTGTTGCCCCTCACTAAGTTCATGTTCTGTAGATAATGTACGTGACCATTGGACGGCAAAATCGTTCCGTCGCTAAGAATTTCATGAACGTGCCCGTCTTCATCTCCAGGCTGTGTCTTGCCGATTATGGCAATGCTAGCTAAATCGTTAATCATTGTATCGACAGCTACGCTGGCAACCTCCACGCAATTTTCTTCACCACTAAAAATTTTATATTTTAGTGGAAGAAAGATTTTTCCGCTGCTGGATGATGCGACTTCGAGACTGGTGCCAGCAACCATTGCCAGTACGTCGCTGGTATCATCTGCCGGGGAGGTGGTAATACCTGCTCCCCAGAAGCTTACCTTACCGTCGACACCACCCAGGGCTACTGCCATCTCGTGACCCTTGTAGTCTTTGACTCCATTGCCGTGAACGCATTCAAGCATGTCACCATCTGCGTCGGCAAATGGAATGAACTCGTCTCGGTAGTAGAGGGCCGCATCGGACCACTTGTGCCCGCACTCCATCGAAACCTTCCACTGCTCGCGTCCTGTCAAGTGGTTCTTAACTATGTCTGGGATCTTCGAGTGCCGCATGTACAAGGCACCGAGGGCGTACAAGGGGACTGCGCTGTCTGGGATCGAGCTTGCGTCTGCAACTTCTTTCCACTGTAAACCTTCCTTGGCATAAGCCACTGCTTTGATGTGACCACAGATCTCATCGCGAGAGGAGATGCCATTGTCAATAAGAGAATGCTCGATATCAATCAAGCTGTCTTGAGCGGAAGCAAAGGAGTTTGCCAGGGTCTTGGTGGTGAAGCACCGTCGCTTCTTGTTGACTGTAGGTAGCGAATGGCAGAGCTTCATCGGGAAGTAGATTATGTTTGGCGAATCAGAGAACTGGACATCTGGAAACATGTCCCTGATCTCACCAACGTCCATGGTCTGGACGGAGGCGTTGTCTCCTACTACTCTCTCCCGAGAGTCGCCTGACTCAGGAGCGCCGATCTTGTGTATGAAATCGTCAAGTGTGAAAGGCATGCTACGATGCTCCTGCTGGGGGTTGTGTTCTAGTACCTTCGTTGGCGTCAGGGTTTCCATCTACGCCGGGTCTACCTGGGTTCTGATGCTCACCGCCTTTGTCTCCGAAAGGATCGGGCGGCTCGGGCCATGACCATAGCTTTGTCTTCTCTTCCTCTGCTTTGGATATCGCCTTCTGCCTTAGTGTAGAATCAGGATCTCTTCCAAGCTCCTTGTGTGCTGTTCGTGGATCTGTCCATGCATACTCTGCGAGGAACCTTAGCTCATTTAGTAGCTGTGCTGGTTCCTTGAGGACGTTCTCATCGAAGCCTGCCGAGACAACGCAGTTCTCTGGGGTTTCTATTCGATCAACTATGCTGTCGTGATCAAAGAACTCAGATAGCACCCACTTTACTTCAGTCCTTGCGTCTACTAAGTGAGCCATGAGTCTCTTGACTCCAAGGAATCCACTGCCGTAATTGCCACCGTCACCAGTGAACACCACTACGGTAACACCTGCCCAGTTGAAGATTCTCTCCTCTGGCTTCTTGTACTTCTCACCAGAGAACATGTCGTTGGGAGGGAAGATGAAGTCGAAGGACACCGTGTGGTTCGTTACTATCTTGGCGGCCTGTGATGTGTCCTTGAGCTTGGTTGTAAGTGCGTCGATATCATCCTGCTTGGCCCAGTTGTTCTTCTGTCCAGCAAGAGGGCCTTGGGTTATGGACTCACCCATCTTGGCGTGCAGCATGAAGTGCTTCATCATGAACGATGTAGCGAAGTCGCCGTCCGTACAGTTGTTTCGAGTTTCCAGCGGAAGGAAAATGTTAGCCATGGATGGCTTGGCTAGTCCGTGATGCTTTCTGTTGTTGGTCTTGACTATCCAGTTGTGGCCGTCTTCCCTGTTCAACGCAACCATACTGTCGCCGGTCTTCACGGCCTTGATGTATGCGAACGGTATGCCTTCGTCGTTGACGAGAGCCATGAGGGCCTCTTCTCGCTCTGCCTTTGTATAGAGGCGAAGGGCATACTGTATCTTGTTTCTTATCTCTATGGGAATTGCAACCCTTAGTACATCGTTTCCAAACGAATTATTCCAGTCGATGTCGCCTGGGTTAAGGGCGGTGATGTCCTGTAGGCCAGGGACAAGTGCCTCCCTTGAGCGTGGCTTTGGCGGCACCGACGCAGATGATGACTGAGATCCCTCTGACTTAGGGTCGATCTTCCAGTACAGAATCATGCTATCGCATGTGAACCAGTCGCTTAGAAGCTTCTTGGTGAGGGCGTAGAAGTCCCACTTCCTTTTGATCTTTGCGAGCTTTACCTCGAACGCAGAGAACTCTACCTCGTTCTCATTTCCACTGGAAACTTCTGGAGCGCAGGCGATGTTGAAGCCTGATGTAGTGAAGTCAGTCTTGACTCTGACCAGTCCCTGGACTAGGTCATCCCTCTCTGACCACTCCATTGATCGTCGAATCTGCGTGTGCTTGGCCGCAGGGGTGGCGTCATTCATCAAGCGATCAAGAGTCGTCTTCCTGATTCTTGTGCCGCTGCCTCCTGTACTGCTGCCGCTAGTGAACGCAGTGTCGACAGTGCTGAATGCGAACTCCCTGATGGGTACGCCCATCATTTCGATGGCACCGACTTCGGCTGTCTCTTCAGGCTCGTCTATGATGATCTTACGCAGGTCTGCCATTGAAACTCTCTCCACTAATGTTTCGTGTAGAGGATTTATCGGCAGCTTATTTATATTGGGTCAATAGAAATTGCTAGATCAGATCCACCTTGCCTTCCAGGCATGTCCTTGCCGCTCAGTGCTTTAAGTATAGAGTATGCAACGAACGAGTACAGTAATCCGTATGCAGAATCTTTTTTATTCTTGGATTTAAACTTGTACATTCCGTATGTGTCTATGGACGGCGACTTGTCTTTGTGTCTAGCGATGTCAACTTGGATTAACTGCTCAACAGTTATGTCCATCTCGGCACGTATCACATCAGCCTCTGCCATTCCTTTCGCTCTGTTCAGATACTCCCTCTTGGCACCAACGTCCCACGTACCACCAGCCTCTTCCCATCCGTTCCATCTTCCTGGGAGTATGATGTTTCCAGTGGAAATAGCATCCCTCATAGCTCTATGCATTCTGTTTACTATGACGCTATCAGACGCCATCTTGCCCCACAGTGCATTAATGAAGAAATCTCCACGCTTGAACGGAACCAGTATATTGTCACCTATCAATCCATGTGGATCTCCAAGCTCGACCATTGGAATGACTGACTCTATCTTTCCTCGTATCGGTATCTCTGTCTTCCTGAGTTCATCCCTGACGAACAGTCCACCACCGCCTGGATCGTAGCACACGAACGAAAACTGAAACTTCTTGTGAAGCTCTTGGATTATTCCTGCCATGTGTTCAGATTGAATGTTGTTCTTCCGAATTGTTAGGCAGTGCTGCGGCGGTTCTGACAGGTCGGATATCTTGAGTACAGATATAGAGAAGTCATCTGCACTAGACTTAGTGTGATCAGATCCACCCCTTGCTGTATCGTACCCGGCAACGTACATGTCGTTGTCGCTGCGTCTTTGCAGCAGCATGGGAGAGTTCTGCCTCCGTCTAGCATCGATGTCCTTCGACGAATAGAAAGACATGGAGTCCTTCTGCCACCTGCCATCAATCTCTGACTTCACTACGCCATCAGGGTTCGTGGTCTGCATGGTGAAGATTGTTCGACGATCAACGAACGCCTGGAACTCCTTCTTGTTTACTGGCACGTGCCGGTAGTTGGATGTAAACCGCGCGTAGTCCTTATTGCCCCTGGCTATGTTTGAGTCGATACTCTTGACTAGCGTGTATGACCTGTCATGCCTGAAGCCTGGGGTTGACATGCAGTGTATGTGGTTCTGCATTATCTTGTCATCTTGGTAATCATTCAACGCAGTGACTCGACCGAATAGCGTCTTGGTGAGTGATGCTATATTAAAGATTGTCCACTCGTCGAAGTACCCATCGTGCCAACGCTCTGATCTCAACCGCTCACTATCCTTGTCGAAGTTGGGAGGCAACGCCCTGATGGTGGCACCTCCCCTGAAGTGGATCTCCCATGCCGAGGTTCCGTGCGTGATCCTTGGCCTGCCCTGCTGTGTCTTTACGCAGCTTCTGAATATCTTGGATGACGAGTACCATCTGTCATAGTTCTGAAAGATCAACTGTCCCTGACGGAACGTACCTGAGATGATTCCTGAGATTCGATTAGGAAACAGGCAGGATCTCAGTGCAGATAGCAGTCCAAGAGTAAAGGACTTTCCAGTGGAAAATCCTGAGTCGTCCATAGTGAAGTGGGTAGTCCACATCTCTGCGAGCCTAAGCTCCTGATGCGGAGGGAGCTTTACGTTCAGTATTACCTTCGCTGCCAGAATCGGATCATGTATGAAATCGTCAACCATCATCGCAGTTAGCCTGTTGTCATTCCTCCATGCGTGACTAGTTGCCATCTTCTTTTGCCTTTCCATCTAGTGGTAATGCGTACTCGCTGTTCAATTCATACCCAAAGAAAAGGGCGACTTGATGCGGGTCCTCAGGCAGGTCTGCCCCTGAGTCTAAGTGCTTCTGTGCAACATCTAATGCCGTTACGGTATCATATCCAAGTGACTGAAGCAGGTACTGTAGGTCCATTGGAAAGTCTAGGACAGGTGCTAGTGCTATGGCTGCATCACTGAACATCCTCCTCACGCCAAGGCCCTCTCTTGCTTCCTTCTCCTTCATGTACGAGTCGTGAATCATCGCCATCGACTTCTCGTCGTCGCTTAACTCGAATGCTTCCTTCTCTGGTAGCTGTTTGCGAAGGGATTCGAGGTTACTTATGAGTCTGGTCTTCTTGGAGTCAAGCTCCTTAGTCAACTCTCCCCTAGTCTGGATCATGTAACAGGTAAGCCAGTTTAGTTCAATCTCTGTGATTATGATCTGGTGGCACAGGAAGTATGCGGTCGGATCTCTGTAGTAGCCTGAGTACTGCTCGTACTGCTCAAGGTAGTACTTCCTCTCGGCTTCAGAATATGAGTCTGGGGCTACGCCAGGTGGAGTGATCTCTATGACAACTCCAGTTTGCTCAAGCTCCGAATTACCACCCTCCGTTTGATTGTTTCCACTGGAAATAGGTTCGTGGATATCGCTCTGCGTTACCGGGGTGGCGACCGTGTCTCCTTCTGCGTTTGTTGAGAACTCTATGTCCGCCCCTCTTCCAGAGCATGACCCGCACAGGGTTTTGTCTTCGTCTTTTATGTGCTTGTTCTTTCCGCATTTTAAGCATACGGTTAGATGCTCGCATTCTAGTTCTTTGCATATTGCTGGCCTGTTATCGAGGGACACCATGTTGCATTTCTTGCATACTGCCTTGTATGAGCAGATGTTTTTCTGTTCAGCCATCGTAGTATCCCTTGCTAACTGCGAAGTAGAAGCCGATGTTTATGGCATCGGCTATGTTCTGCTTGACTCCACCATCAACAATCAGTGACGACGTTGGATTAAACGAAGTTATAAGCTTGTTGGCAGTCTCGACTGACCATGGCTTTGCCTTCTTCTTGCCCCTGTGCTTCTCCCAATCTATTGGAAGGCACATGTCCACTGTCTTAGTGCTGAGGAGTACACCCACTATGGCGTATGCTACAGCGAACACCTTGAATACTGACTGTGCCCTGGCTGCAAGCATCTCCTTCTTAAGGGTCTTGACTCCGTAGATTGTCTGAGGCGGCTGCTCAATCACTATGTGATCAAAGTCATCTTTGATGGTAAGGCTTAGTACTGACTGGGCTATGTCCCTTGCTCTGTCGTGTATCCCTTCTGACTTCGTCCTTGGCCGTATGTTCTTTGCGTAGTTGATGCCTTCCCTGCCCATGCCTCGTATCTTGAATTCCCATGAAGCAACGCCGGTGTGCTTAATGCCTGGGTCTATAGATAGTATCTTAGTCATCACCGAACCCCCATGTAATCTTGCGTTCGCTTCTCGCCCTCTTGTACTGATACTCAGTCATGTACTCAGGGCGAGTAAGTGCAGCATGGAATCCGTGAGAGATCTCATTTACTGTTGCTGGAAGCCCAAGCTGACTTAGGGAGTCGGTCGTGTCCCTGATTGCATCCTCCGCCTTCTTTCTTTTCTCTGGTGAAGACTTGTCCCATCCTCCATTCTTCATGAAGGCTATGCCACGGTTGTAGTATTCTCTTAACTCCCACGGGTTACCGTCTTCTCCAACAATGCCCTCTGTCAGCATTGTGCCGAACATCTCCATCGCCTCGAAGATCATATCATTGCCGAGATCGTAGTTAGATCTCCAGGCTATGTCGCACTCCCTTACTGTCAGGTACTTCTTTCCTTCGTGCCTCTTCTCAAGTGCGTCGTTCATACATGTGGCTATGCTCCAGCCAAAGTTCAACGCATACTCAATCGCATCCTTCTCGTATATCTCATGGGCCTCTGTGAGATCGAGGTCTGCTTCTCCTCGCTTATATTTCCTGGGGCCAGCCTCTTGTAGCCTTGGCTTGTTCGCTGATGGTAGGTCTGAGATTTCCACTGTAAACTCCTGATCTAATTGAACGGGTCGTCCTGCTCTTGTGAGTGATCGAAATCACTGAATGGATCGTCACTGCTTTTTGATGGCAATGAAGACGTGTATGACTCTGTAGTGTTAGCTCTCCTTGAAGCCTTTCCTACGTTTAAGAATACTCCCTCTAGCATATCCGCTATCTCTTGGTCCTGCCTCCATCTCTGCATGAACAGGTTGAACTTCTTTGTTTTCTTGTATCCCCACCTGCCGCTGGTTATAAGATTGAATCCCTGTAGAGTGGCTATGTTAGACCCTAGCCACCTAGATCTCATGTCTATTTGCTCTTGAAGATCCCTCTTCTTGACAGACTCTAGCTGTTCGATGAGCAGAAGTATCTGACAGAAGTGATTGCCATCCCTGAAGAATTGATTGGAGGAGTCCTTGGCCTGCTTGATAGTCTCCTCGAATACTTCCCTAATCTCATCGAAGTCAGACAGTGTCTTTCTCTTTCTGTTCTGATTGGACTTCTGGTGAAGCAAGCAGGCGGGCGAACTGTAGATTGAATCTATGAACATAGCCATCGCGGCCACGTGTTCCGGCTCTACGTTCAGAGCCATTAGGTCATCAGTAAAGCTTCTGTCCAGTACGGCATAGGCTGTTGATAGCCTAGCTAGGTTCAGCCTGAAGTCCTGAGGATTGACCAATGGTATGTCGTCAACATACCCGTACTTGTCTGATAGCTCCGTCGTCTTCTCAAGGCACATGTCCGTAGCCTCTGGCGACCAGTGTATCTGATCTATCTTTCTAGTCCATGCCCAGTGAACTAAGCTTCTCAGCATTTTCGATGTAAGCCTTATCTCTGCATCTATCTCTGACTTCTGATTGTAAAAATCATAGTCATGCTTTCCAGTGGAAAACACGGCTAGGTCGAGACGCCTAATAAACATAGGGTCGAAGCATTCCCTCAGTGCTTCGCACCCGAAGACGAAGTCGGATATCGTGGCGGCTTCTCCGTTTGCATCCTTGGGGTTCATGAGGAAGATCGTTCTTGTCTGTGTGTGATACCCGCCACTGGCTACCTGCTCGATGCTTAGAAAGCCAGTGTCCATGGCTATCGCCATTCGCTTGATCTCTTCCTTTGTACTCTCTTGCGTCTCATCGATTGCTATGATCTTACATGAGGCTTGGACGTATCGACCAATCGATATCATCCACTCGCCGCCCTTCTGTTTGATTGCGTATAGCAGGCCAGTCCTTGTTCCAGATAAAGCCGAAAACAAGTCTCCGAGTTCAATCCAGTCGGATAGAGCAGTATAAGTCGCTGACTTCCCTGTGCCTGAGTCACCGAGGATGGCACTGTTGACCCAGCCTCTGATTCTTCCTCCATTAAAGTTGTAGTGCAATGGTGAGAGGTAAGTGAGGAGGACTGTAAGCAGGATGTGATCGGCATCATAGATCTTGGTAACCCCATGCACTAGGTCGTGCATTATCTCAGGTACGGTAAACTCATCCTTCAGTGCTTGCATTACCTCCCTGTTGTCTGACCGTGCCATGTCGAACTGTCGCCAGTCCTCTTCCATTGGCACCATCTCTTGCACGAACAGGGTAGCTATAGCGGTGTGCGGGTGCGTTCGTATCCAGCCTGTAGCCATGTAGTTCTGCGGCTGGATCGTGATGTTGTCCTCTGGCTGAAGGATATACACTGGGGTTTGAACTAGCTCCTGTGAATTCTGTAGCCTGCCGTCCTGATCTTCTTCAGCCCTCCATCTCTCCACTACTTGGTGAGCGTAGTACTCCTCCATGACTACCTTGGTTATAGGCTCAACCGTGCACTTCTTTCCCTTGGCACATGCTATCTCGGCTATGGACCTGAGGTTTGCACTCTCTTTCTGCATGCATGCTTCAATGAACAGGGCGTGCCCATATGGTATAGTCTGTGTGCCAGCGTCAGCGTGACAGCATTCACCACCTGCGAGCAGTGGGCATTTCTTTATCTTGTAGCTACGTATAGCATGGAAGATCTTTGATGTTGTACCTGATATGGTGATGGGCACGGTGACCTTCTTGTCGATGTACTTCCTGTTTTTCAGGGCAACGACTAGGTTGTCTACTTCTTCAGCCTCGACTGTGGCCTCGTCCCCGTCCATGCCTCCGCATATAAGCTCTGGCGTTTCTTCCATTATCTTAAGGAAGTCATTGGTGTTAAGCTCTGACTTAAGGAAGAAGTCGGTGAGGTCCTTCGAGTCTTTCGTTCCTTCCAGCGGCAGGTCTATAATCTTTACAGTGGAAAACTTGGATGCCTCCAGTGCCTTGAGGAAGTACTTATTGGCTACGTTGTGAGATGACAGCTTGCCTTCTTCGTCGCAGTCGAAGCAGATGTATACGAACTTACCGAAGAGATACTCCATCCACTCAGGTGCAAAACTTTTGACACCATGGGTGCCAGTGACAGCACCATAGGTAGTGAGTCCAGCATCTGCGAACATCTGATTCAACAGTATGCAATCAAACTCGCCCTCGCATATGACTACGTGATCCCAGTTCTCAGCTATCAGCCTGTCTAGATTGTACAGCCTGACCGGCGTGCCGTGCCTTCTCTCTGCCGGTGAACCCCTGTCTGTTACTAGGTTCATCATCTTGGATGATGCGTCAGCCTGAGGTGAGTATCCCCTTACGTTCCTTACTTCACCCTTCTTGTTCCTGACTGGTATGGTGTAGCGTCCGTCTGTCCACTGACCATCGTTGCTCTTTACTTTCCAAGTCTTGTCCCATCCGATGCAAGCCTTCTCAATCGTAGGTGCCTTGAGGCCCCTGTTCTTGAGTAGGTACATGAAATGCTCTGGGCGTAGAGCTTTATTGAAGGTATCCACTACGATGGTATCTATCGGGGCGTTAGCGATATCCATCGCGTCCGCCTTATTTACCTTCGGGATGATGTCAGCGTCTTTCCTTTTAAGCTGTGCTGACTTAGTCTTTGGGGTTAGGGCGGGCTTATCTTTCCAGTGCTTTATGTCTACACCTGCATCATCTGCTAATGCAACCAATGCTTTCGCAAAGTTCGTCTTATCATCTGGTGCTAGGCCGGATTTTATGATCCAGAAATCAAATATGCTACCGCCTTTACCGCATGCATGACATTTAAATCCTCCTGTCTCAGCGTTTACAAAGAAGCTGGGCGTGTTCCGGTCTGAATGCAGTGGGCATAGGACCCTTTTTGAGGTCCACCCGTTCTGTCTTCCTCCACCGAAATCCTGTCCATCGCCGCAATGTGATTCATAGAATGTTACTATATCAAGTGATCTTACGATCTCTTCCTTCAACTGGTCGGTCGTCATCTTATCCATGTGTCATTCCTTTCCACTGGAAATTATCTCAGCAGTCCTTGCAATCCAGTGGATCGTTTGTCTACCACGCTAGTGTCAATACAGAGCTTCAGTGCCAAAGGATCTCCAACCAGAAGGGTGAGTTGCTTTGGTCGTGTAGCTCCAGTGTAGAGCATGTTGCGAAACAGTAGTCTGTAGTGAGCCTTGAATAAAGGTATGACGCACACCGGGAACTCAGATCCCTGCGAGCTATGCACTGTAAAAGCATACGCCAAGTAAACGCTCTCTGCATTATCGGCGTTTAATTCAACTAGGCCATCTCCTTCTGGGCCAGCACCTGGGCCAAAGTTGATAGTCAGTCCGTGGTTTCCAGTGGAAATAACTGTGCCTACATCACCGTTAACTATCTCTAGTTCATAGTTATTCTTACGGTTGATGACTCTGTCGCCTACTCTCAGCCCTCTATATCCACCGCCCTTGCCTGGATTGATCCTGTCTCTGAGTCCGTCGTTCAGTGCGACTGTGCCCACCTCGGACTTCTTTCCAGGGGAAAGAACCTGTATGTCTGCATGCTTCAGATTCCTATTCTCGGGTATGGACTCGCTTACGCAGTTGATGATGTAGTCTCTTGCTAGTTCAGGATCTCTCTTCTCGACGAAGTAGAAGTCATTGAATAGCTCACCTGTCTTGGGATCTGTCTTGGCTAGGTCCTCACCATTCAGTATGCGTCCTGCGTTGTACGCTATGCCGCTGTCAGCACCTTGTCTAAACAGATAGTTCAGGTTGGTGTCTGGTATGGCACGAGACATTATCAGATCGTGCATCACGTTGCCACTGTCGACTGACGGCAATTGATTTGGATCTCCACATAGAATCACCCTGGTTTTCTTTGGGTTGATTGCTGAGAAGAGGGACTTAGCTATGCTAAGGCCAGCCATGGAGAACTCGTCGAGGATTACGTAGTCGTAATCTAGGTTCTTCCTTGGTCCGAACTTGAATCCGCCATCGGTCGGACTATACTCAAGGCCACGATGTATGGTCTTGCATTCAGGTGCGTTCTTGAATGGCTTCTTGCCTGGGTCGTTCACTACCTCATCTGCACGTTTTCGTGCCTTTCCGGTAGGAGCGAAGATCGCTCCAGACAGTCCTGCGTTGTCGAATGACTCCACTATCTGCCTTAGCGTGGTGGTCTTTCCTGTTCCCGGCCTGCCTCTGAGTATGCTTAGAGGCTGGGTGCATGCCAAGTGCACTGCCTTCGGCTGATCTTCCTTAAGCCCTTCAGTGACCTCTGGTATGGCATCTACCTTGGCTTTGATTATTCTCTTCACGTAATAGGCAAGCTCGTGCTCTCCTGCGAAGTTCTCTGGAGTATAGAAGTATGTGGTATGCTTTGCTGTCGAGTCTTCTGCTAGTTCTGGCATCGCGAATGAACCTCTCTTGGCGTGGGGATTACCGTGAGGGAAAAACAGGGTCCCCACTTTACAGTGGAAACCCCAGGCGTGAACGGTAGGAATAGATGACTAGATGTCGCCTTCGTCTTCGTCTTCGTCTTCATCTTCATCTATCTCTTCGCCAAGCTCCTCTTCAAGGTCGGAAATCTTCTGTGCCATGGTCAGTGTGTCAGCTTCAAGCTTAGAGTTTGTTTCCTCAAGATCTGACACGATCTTTTTGAGGATTGCTACTTCAGCGACGATAGAATCGTCAGGACTAAGATAGCCAGCCTTCAGCTCATCTCGCTCTTGAGTCAACTCCTGAATTCTTTTTTCCATTTGGCTAGGTTTCATACTATGTCTCCTTCTTCTTCGTCTTCTAATGCATTTCGTTCGTTCTCTAGGTCACGCGACAACGCATCGCCTTCATTGAATTTTTCAGGGAATCTAGCCTTAAGCTTCTCTATGTTCTTTCTCTGGCAGTAGTCTATATCGACACCGCATGCTGATAGGACCAGACCGATGTACCACATCAAGTCTCCGCATTCTTCGATGAGGTTCACCTTGTCGATGTCCTCTTCCCTGCCGTACATCGTGCTGTCGTCTGCGAATACCTCCGCTAATTCTCCAGCCTCGGTCATGATACCTATGATTCCGTGTAGTAATCTAACTGACTTGTTGTCAGTGAACTTGTCGTCCTTCTCTTCTTCGTCATGCAGCCAGTGCTTCAACTGCTCTGTAGACTTTGGATCGTTGTAATAGATGTGTCTCTTGATTACATCTAGTCTCTTGCCTACCTGGGATAGAGTATCTAGCTCGTCCTCAAGGGTCATGATCGTACCGGAGAATCGCCTCTTCATCCCTGGTGTTATCGGTGCCTCTGTTCTTGCCGCTAGTTCGTCATACTTTTCCACTGGAAACTTCCTTATCAAATATCTCCGGCGTCGAAGAGAACTTAGCCGGATCGCTTCTGTTAGTACAAACCATTCCGTTGGTCAGCATGACTTTCATCTGCTCGACCACCTTCTGTCTAGTTACTCCGAGTAACTTACATGCCTCAGTGACTAGCTTATCCTGTGGAACCCTGGTATGCCCACCTTCCTTCATCATCTCTTGGAGCATATAGAATACTCCAGCTTGAACTCTATCTGGCCTGATCGAGGGTATGCCCAGTGCATCTGCTATCATTGCCGCTGTCTTGAATCCTATGCCATCGACTGACGTTAGCCTGAAGCATTCCTTGTCCAGCCTAGCATGCGCTGCCTGGCCGAAGAATCCAAGTATCTTTGCGACTAATGCTGGACCTAAGCCTAGTCCGTACAGCATTGTCTTGGTTGTCATGTTCCTCTTCTCTCCCTTGGCCCATTCGGATAGCTCCTTGGCTCTGTCCTCAGTGACCCCTTTGATTGAAAGAAGGCACTTGTAGTCATCTGCTATCTTGTCTATGGCGTTCGATCCTATAGTCTCTGCTATCTCTGCTGCCCTCTTGTCTCCTACGTTTGGTCCTTCACGTATCAAGTAGTTGATCAGTCCTTTCTCTGTGAGTGAAGTGGTTTCCTTCCAATCGCTGACCTTAACTCCCCACTTGTTGAACTTCTTGTCGAAGACTGGGATTCCCTTTACGTGGTAGATGGCACCAACGTGAACTGGGTGAAGGTTTCCTTTGCATACCAGCTTGTTCCCTATGTGATCTGGGTTAGCATGATGGGTGATTGAGCAGGACACTATTGCATAGTTGGTCTTTGGTTCATGGAAGTACACCTGATCCACTGATACATCGAACGTCCTCTCTTGTGGGTCTGTCTTAGCCATGATTCTTTCCAGTGTAAATTGAGAACCTACTCACCGTCATCGTTATATAATGAGTCCTGTACTTCAGTGTTGACACCAAATGGGTAGAACCTACCTTCAGTGTTCTCGATGTGGCCGCATCCCCTGCATACATGCTTGTAGGTAAGCACTGCATCTTTGCCTGGATTTACAACCTCTGTGGCTGCACAGAACTCGTACTGCATCTCGGTTCCGCAGTCGCAAAACAATCTCTCGATGAAGTGCTTGCTCTCAAACGATCTTACTTGAGCCATGTCACCCTCTCCTAGAATACGAGTAAGTCAGTTAGGAATGCCACTTTCAACTGTAAATCTTCCTCTGTTCCGTTGTTGTTTATCGTTATGTCGCACATGTCTTCGGTCACTGTATTGGAGCTAGTCGGTTCTACGGGCTTCCTTCTGTCAGCGTCTACCCATATTGATAGGTCGAACACCTTCTGCTTCCTGGCTTCAGCAAGTTCTTCTGCGTTCCTGATTCCAACATACATGTCATACTCAGCGAAGATCTTCTTTGACAGGCGTGCCTTGTCGTCTTCGTTGTATTCGCATATCAGTTCATACCATAAGGCCCTGTGGTTGCTTCTGTCATTGAAGCAATCTATCAAATTTTCATACCCGAATGTCTTGTGTATCCTGTCGAAGATGAACAGCTTGCAGCAAAACATGCTGGATGACTCGAACGTCATTCCGAGATTCTCTTTGAAGAATAGTGCTACGGTGTCCTTACCGTGGCGACCGTGGCCGCATATCATGAGCTTCATTACTTGTACCCCAGTAAAGCATTGCTATACTTGATCTTGAAGTCTACTGTTGGGTCTACTCTGTGTACCTTGAGTCCATGCTTCTCTGCGAAGGAAAGCTCCTCGCTCATGCCGTAAGACTCTTCGTAGCCTGGGACGCTGGCGAACAGTAGCTCACCGCAAGACAGCATCATGTGTTCGTCGAACTTACGCCAGTGATTGTACGACGCTTTCTGACCTCCATGGTTCATTGAGATCTTGTGAGAGTGGACGATAGGAGAGAAGCACATCTCACCAATGTCGTGGAGGTAAGCCAGGATCTCATGTGCTACTTCGTAGCGAGCCACCATTACGTCCATCCTGCAATGGCTGTAAGGCGTACATAAGTAGAAGCAGGACTCGATGTAAGTCACGGTGTGTGAATACATGACACCGTGGCCTGTACCGGGCAGGAACTTGCTGCCAGTGTCCACGCCTTTTGCATCGTTGATTCCCATAATGCGTCCTTCTTTACAGTGGAAATTACTTGTCGCTTACGATGTCTCTGAACTCTGCGTATGTGAAATGCTCTTTTAGTATTGCGATTCCTGTAGCATGCCTATTGGCTATCGTTGACATGCTGCACTTCTCGAACCTAGCTATCCTCTTGAATGGTATGTTCCACCAGTAGTACAGCCAGATGGTCTTACGTATGCATCTGTCTTTGATTACTCCGAGGATGGCTCGCTCTAGCTCTATCCTGCTGAGTGGGTCCTTTCGCGTCGTGCCACTGCACTGGATCGTAGTGACTACGTCTATTAGATTTCCGTTCTCGTCCGTTGACTTGACCTGAGTGAATACGCCTGTCTTGTAGAGTGGGTCTTCTAGTATCGGCCTCACCCATTCTCCAACGTGTTCGCATATCTCGTCTGTAGTCGGGGGCTTTTGTAATCTTGTGGCAACACGGGCAATGAGAGGCTTTAACTCACGGCGGTTCTTTGAAATCGACCGGGGATAATGCTGATGCGCTCGAAGGCAGTCTATGATAGACCCGCTGATCCTCTTGTACGCATACTGCTGGAAGTTAGTTCCCTTGTCGGGCGAGTACGAACCAATTGCTTCTAGTAACCCTACACTCGCAGCCTGCTCCAAGTCATCGCAGTTGGCTGATGAATGGGCTGGCATCTTGCGTGAGTAGTATGATCTCGCAAACTTCAGGGCTACGCTATGAAATCTGCGAAATAGTTCTCCGCGTGCTTCGTCTGATTTTGTTGTCGTGTACTCTGCCCATAGTTGAGCCTCAGTAAGCTCTGGCTTCACTGCGTTTATGGGTTCTTTGACTTCCTTTTGGCGTGGGGTATCTGAGGCTAGCGTCCTTAGGGTAGATCCTGATGGGGTCAGCACACGCAAGTCTTTGCGCGACATGTATCAGAGTCCTTTCTGGCGTATTCCTGACTGTAGTAGCTAAGCAGAAGGTGGGGATGTTTACAGTGTAAAGGGTAGCAGAAGCTTGGTGCAGAATAAAAGCGTGGCGGCGGGTGTGAATAGGCCACCCACCGCCACTAGCTGAATCTCCAAGTCCCCACTTTAAGAAACAGCGTCAGCTTCTGCATCGGCATCGCTTGCAGCTTCGCCCAATTCAGCAGCTTCTTTATCAGCTTTCTCTTTGGCTAGCTTGCTAGCCTTGTCCTTGGCTTTCTTCTCAGCGGTCGCACGCTTCTCTTTGTAGTCGGTTTCCCACGCTTTGCGAAGATCGACTTCAAACGTCTCGCCATCGAACTCGAATCCGATATCCTTCAGATTCTCTTCTGACGCAATCGCCATTGCGTCAACAACAGGCTTAGCGGCAGAAGTGTAATCGGGGAACGGTCGGTTGCCATCGGGGCCGAGAGGGCTTTTCAAGTTGGCGTTAACTGTCTTAACGGAATCACTAAAGAACTTCTCTTTGTTCTTTCCTGAGTCCTTCTTGGCCTTATCTGCCGCATCCTTCTCAGCCTTGGCTGCGAGGAACGGAGCGATTGCAGCTTCGAGCTTCGTCTCAGGCACACGCATCACGCAATTTAGTACGTCAACCTGGGCTTCACGAAGTTGCTTGGCGGTGTACTTCTTCTCTTCACCGTCTGCACTCTTCGCTTTGTTGCTGAGGAAGGTCAGGAAGTTTTCCTGAAGATCCTTTGCCGTTCGCAACTGAGGTCGCTTTGGTGCGGCGTCAGTACTTTTCTTGGCAGTAACATCGCCTTCAGCCGATTCTTCAGCCGATGCATTTCCACCGTAAAGATTCTGAAGGTGAGACTCGAACTCGCCGTAGGTCATGTCCTTTGCAGTCTCGCAAAGCTCACGATACTTGTCCATGTCGTCCTTCGGAGCGAAGCGAACGATCTCTCGTGCGTGACTGAGAGAGATGACTTCGTCTGCGACCATCTTCTGGCACTCGGGCGGCAATCGTAGCAAGCTAAGGAGGCGGGAAAGAGTAACTTCCTTTACGCCAACCAATGCACCGACTTGCTTTTGGTTCAAGCCTTCTGCCTTCATGATCTCAGCAATACCAGCCGCCGTCTCAATGGGATTGAGATTAGAACGGTGGAGGTTCTCGATCATCTGTGCTGCCTTCAACTCACCGGAGTCTTTGGGTAGCATGATACCGCACTTGACGTTGTTCTCCCAGTCACCACCGAGGAGGCGAAGGGCCATGACGCGACAGAATCCGTATACCAGTTCCCATGACTTACCGTCGTTCTTCGGGCCTGGATTGACTGCGACGATTCCGACAGCTTGGAGCAAGCCACCCATCGATTCGATTGACGCTGCGAGTCCTTCGATGTGTTCGTCGCTGTAGGTCTTGCGAGCGTTGTTCTTTGGCTCAACATAAATGTCTTCGAGGTTAAGCACGATCACATGTGCATCGCCCGTGTTAGTTGCGTCGGATGTTACTGCTTGGTTTGCACCTGCTACTGTTTGTGACATGTTAATGTCTCCTGGGTTTGAAAGTTAGAAATTGTTAGGTCTAGTGTTTACAGTGTTTACAGTGGAAATCTTTAGAAGTCGTCGTCGTTCTCTTCTGGTGCGGCGAACGGATCAGCGTTGTCTGTTGGGGCTTCGTTCGATTCGCCTGACTTGTTACTGGTGTCGTCGCTTAGGTCTGTTGCGTTGATCATCGCAAGCTGTGCGTCCTTTCCTGTCTCCTTGCTAGCTAGTTGAAGTGCAATCTGATGAACCATTGGAATCATCGCTGGGCATGCAATAGATGTCTTGCCGCCCTTGTTGATGTCCATTACATAATACGTCTGCTCCTGGCCCGCGTCAACCCTTACTTTCTGATTTGTCGAAACGAAGTATGTTCGACCGTAAGGTGCTAGGCTTTCAAAGCGGTGACCAGCCATGAATGTGGCAAGCTTCTCACCTGCTTTGCTCGACGTTCTACTGAAAGTCAGTACTACGAAGTTTGACATTGCTGTCATTGTCTCTTGGTCGATTGGAAGGACCAAGTAGTTCGTGTTGACGGTGACTGGCGGTCGTCCATCTTGATCTGGGAGCGTTCCGTATGTCCCGCCGTGCTTCTTCCAGATTCCTTCCCGTACTTTCTCTTCTGTCTTGTCGAGAGATTTCCAGTGGAAAGGGATTGGTTCTTCTTCCGTTCGTTCTTCAAGTGTCTTCCACTTGACATACTCGAATGGAAGCTTTGCGATAGGAACGAACATCATGTTGTCCACTAGCGTTAACTCGTCAGGGTTAACGCCCTGGTCGATCAACCATAGCGGCTTGGCTCGCTGTGTCAGGATGGAACGGTTGATACTGTCAACCAACTGGCCTGCCTTGTACCCTGGCTTGCCTTGTGCTACTTCCGGCGATGCTGGCTGTAGGATAGCAACGCGACTGATGGCAATCTCTGCCTGCTGATCGACGTTGTCGTCGAATGCACCTTGCAGAAGCTCAAGTTCGTCTTGAGTAGGCTCTCGAATGCTGATTTCTGTGTCTGGTGCGACTTCATCTTGTGTGATAATTTCGCCAGTGGGGTCCGGTGACATAGAGTCTCCTTTTTTGTGCGACTTGGGGGCGACGGGTTAGAATGTGGGGATCGTTTAAACTTCTCAAGTTATGTTGCGACTGATTTTCTATCGACTGTACATGATCATTATACCAGAAAATAATCTTCTTGTCAATAGGGGCTAGAGAAAAAAGTTTACACTGGAAATGTTAAGCCTGGGGACCTTATTATCACTTAAGCTCAATCCACATGTGGTGGTCACTCGTCTTTTCCCCCGGCAGTGCAGTTAATAATTTTGGTTCTACTACCCTTACGTTCATTTTCCTATCTAATTTCTTTGCTACCGACTTTAGGAAGCCAGCTAGGTTGAGGTTAGTGTCGCTGTCTATATCCAGTATGAACGTCAAGCTGCCAGTGAACAGCTTGAAGAAGTTTCTGATCATGCATGTACCTAGACCGGCACCTCTCCAGTCAGGTTCAACCGCGAAACTCGCAACTAAACTGGTAGACTTCCGCGTGTCGAATACCATGTAGCCAGCAGGCGGGAGTACGCCTTCCCCAGTAACGGGGTGGACATCAGGAGAAATCTTTGATGGGTTCGTGGGAAACGCCAGCATTATATTTCTTCTCTCGGCTATGCATTTCTTCCATATAGCTGAGTGGAACGGCATGAGATCTGCGTTGCCAAAGAGTCCTGTGTGAATGTTAGGATCTAAGGCACCCGTCATCTTAATGGCTGAGTTGACCATCTCTCCACTGGTTACTAGCTTTACCGTCGCTCCATATGAGGACATGTCGTCAACGAAAAAGTCAACGTCCCTTATGAAGCCAATAAAGTTCTCTGCCAGTTCTGGTGCTGTTATAAAGCTGGTCACCCATAGTAATGCTGTGTCTGTACATAATGCCTCTATGTCAGCTTCGGTCAGGGTCGATGAGACTGCCATGACGGACTCGTTGTAAGCAGAGATTGACAGTATCGCTGCGTCTTGAACTGACTTCATTAGATCTTCAGGCTGAAGAGGCCGAGAAGGAGTGAAGTCCAATACATGGATAGCTTCATTAAAGAAAGGCTCTAGAACTGCCGCTTCCTTGACGGTCTTGTTTCCAGTGTAAACTTCAAGGGCAAGTGCCCAGTCCCTGTCCCTTCTGTAGTTGATGAACACTACGGATCTCTTACACGGTAGTCCTGGCAGGCCCCTGGACTGAGTCCACTTGATCCCGTTTGCGATCTCAGGGGCATCAACTTCCTCATAAGAGGGAATAGCCCATACTCTGAAATTCGACATCTCGCATTCCTTCACGTCAGTCATCTTTACCCTCGCTTTCTTTATCGACACGGCCTGATTCATCGACCTTATCGGAGACTGTATCTAAAGATATGCCTGGGATGTTTCTGGCGATGGAATCCTTTAGGTCCTCGGGTATGTCTCGGATGAAGATTACTATCGCCGCCTTTCCCTGAACATGCCTAATGACTGACAGGTCGAGTAGTTCCTGCCTTGCGTTCTCCGACTCTTCCGACTCTTGATCGCTCCTCGACTTACCCTGCTTCCATCTCTTCAGTAGCTGCTGGTAGATCTTCTTGCAGAAATTGAGTGAGTATGTTGTTCCTATTGCCCTGAGGCAATCGTTGAACTTGTGTCCCTCTCTGAACTTCTTGAAGAACGTAGCGAACTCAGTGAGTAGCATTTCACCCTGATGTCTATTGGTCCTCTGGACTATTACCTTTGTTCTGTACTGATTAAACAGTATGGAGTACACGTCTAGGTAGTACAGGTCGCCGCGACATTGAGCGTTACGCTGCTCGTTAGCCATTCTTAAAATCTTGTGTAGCGGTGCGTCTCCCACTGCGTACCAAGATATGATCTTCTTTATTAACTCCTTGCCTATATCCTCTTCTTTGTAGATGACACTGATTGGCTCTCTTGCTGTGACGCCCGCTGCCGTCTTCTTATTTGACATGCCGGGCTTGCGTTTGACCATCTCTGGCCTTACCCTGGTCTTGGGCGTCAAGGTGGTGGCCTGCTCCTTCCCTGGAACTACCACCTTGACTGACTCTACTCCTGCTGTGTCAGCACGCGACTGATCTTGAATGATACTAGGTTTTTGCTTTTCCATTGGAAATTCTCCGCGTGATTATGGACCCACTCTAGCCCTTGACGATCTGAGAGCGGGTTGACATCGACTGTAGCTGGCCCAATACGCTCTTGCACCATGTATCGTAGTTGCCAAGGATGTGGACCGATCTTCCATCCTTCATTCCGATGTGGCACGTGTTGGTGTAGTCACCTTCGTCGAACATTCCCTCTAGCTTTGGATCTACGATGTGTCCCTCCGGCAGTTCGGTTAGCGACGGGAACGTGAGTTCATCTATTGCGGCATGCTCTGGATTCCTTTTTTTAAGGTCGTACCTGCTTACGTTTCTGCCCTCTATGTATGTAGAGAAGTCGACTGCATTAAGGGCTGCCTCGCAGCATGCATACCCGAATTCGCTGCCTTGATCGTTTGGAACGAGAACTATTGGGTTGACTATTACTACAATCATGGTCATGGTCCTTGGGTTATAGGGTTAACTGTGGTCATGCGTTCGTGTATAGTGGGCGGTTTCGTACACTTTGTGCTGACATACGCACCTGTCCTGCTCCTCCCTGAGCATTCTATTTTGCTTCTCCAGTCTTAATATCGCCTCCTGAAGGTCCTTGTTCTTCCCGATCTCCTTGTTTAATAGCGTTAGTAGGCCCATTACTGTCCTCTTCTTTCTCTGTTGTGTTCATCAAAGGAAACATTTGGTAGTTTATTACGCCTGCTGCCCAGTTAAAGTTTCCACTGTAAATCTCCTGTTACATTCCAAACGGGTCTTCGCTTGAATACGACTTGATGTTGTGTAGCTGGGCTTCTTCTACTTGTAGTTCCAGTCCGTCAGTGCATTGATCTGTGTGCTTACACCAGAACTCGCAGTGACTACCGGGGTTACGCCAGAAGTCTCCTCGATGGATCTGACGGCAGATCCGTATTACGTCTGACATGTAGATCTGTACTTGCTCGGGGGTTCGCTTCGCTGGTATGAAGCACTTCCCCATGTAGTCTCCTTTCTTTCCTCCTTCTAGCCACTTGTCTGATATCCTCTCGGCTATGATCATCTTGTTGGATTTGGTTGACTTGACCTTGGGTAAAGACTTGTCCTTGATCATCTTGGCGTACTGATCCTTGGGGCGACGGATGAAGTCTCTCATCCAAACCAACTCCACTACGTCAGGTAGTTCTCGGGGCCAGCGTGGTGTGCCTACCATTGCTAGGCAGTCTTCGCATGGCCCGTTGTATACCAGTTCTTTGTTGATACCGAATGGATCGTCAACGTAGCAAGGCTTGCACTCTGGACAGACTGGGTTGCCCCACTTGACTGCTGCTGAGTAGATTGTCATCTGCATGTTCAGCATGAACTCAACGCGAGAGGGCTTGAACTCTTGTGCCCTGAACTTCATGTCTCGAATGCTGCGTAGTCCATCACCGTACACTCCTCCTTGATCTATCTGACCAACGAAGAGGTAAGGCTTCTTGTCTGGGAACATCGGGTCTTGGATCTCCAGTACGAATGACTGTTCGTGCATGGTGGATCTGAAGTCATGATTGCGTTCGTGTTCTTGGTAGCCTTGGAGCATCTGGATGTACTCAGACGCGCTCTCTTCAAACATCTCTTCTATGGAATCGCAGCCAGCACGGATAGGAGGATTGGTTGACTGCTTCTCCATCTCTGTGTTGTAACAGCGAGTGAAGTCCTGTAGCAGTTCTCCGAACGTACTGTCTAGCTTCTTGCGAACGTGCATCTCGTACACGACTTCATGTCCTGCCGTACCGAGGATGGCTGCGTAGAAAGGTTCCGACTCTTCCATGTCGAGGACCCATCTGTACATTGCCATCTGTGGACAGAGCAGGAAGTCGTTGAGCATTGACTGCCTGAAGTAAAGCTGACTGCACTGCTTTACTATCTGTTCGTTGATTCCGTTTATTTCCACTGTAAACTACTCCTTCGCGTTTCTAGTTCGTCCGTTCTGTTCCCACCTGTTCTCCTCAAGCATTACGCCTGTAAGCTCTATCGCTCCAAGTGGCACAGTGATAGGCTCTAGTACGTAGATCATTTGGGGAATCCTGAACCACAGGAATTTCTTTAGCCAGAAGGTTGCGGAGATAACTCTTCTGCTGTCAGTGTAGCCAGTCACGCCGCCGTCGACTGAAGTTCCTATCTGAAGCGGTTGCGGCCTACGGATACCACGAACCCTTAACATGAAGTCTCTCTCGTTGACTCCATCGGTTATCATTATTGCCAGTGTTATCATAGTCAGGTCGCCTTATGCGTGCTTAGTAGTTGTTTGCTAATCCTAGCATGACCATCAGAAGGTTTACGTTAACCGATCTGACTCCTTCTATGTCTAGTACTATATCGCTTGCCTTCTCCTTTATTGAATTTATCTTAGAGAGCATAGGCTCGACAGTCACCGGAACGAAGATCTCTACTAAGTAGCGACCGTACTTGCCTGTCTTGTCCTTGTGGGTCCTGATCCAGATTTTCTCTGCGGTACTGAGTATCTCCCTGAGTGCATCCCTGGACTTCGTTCCATACTCTCTATCGGCTCCTCGCATCTCAGGTGTGTCGATCCCGTACAGTCGGCAGACTGTGTTGCGTTTCCATATACCGAACCCACAGTCTATGTCTAAGCGTACAGTGTCGCCATCATAGATCGGGTGCCTCGCAGATGATGAGGTGACTGCTGCTGAGTACTCGTAGGTTTTCATGACGTATTCTCCGCTTTAGCGATCTCCGCTCTGAGTAACTTGCCAGCGTCTGCTTCGATCTGGTGGTCATTGCAGAAGTAGGAGTTCTCACCTGTCTTGTATCCACACCTAGCATGTGGTGCCATGATCCACAGGCAGTGCTTTGTGGTGATGGGTGTCACGAACTGGGATTTCTTTTTACTTGCTGCGAGCAGGGCTAGCTCGCCCTTAGTCTTTGGCTTGGTCATTTGATTCCTCCGCTTTAATGCTCTCGGTTAGTTGCATTTCCCAGACACGCCTTGCATGGCTTCCCATGGCCCGTGTTTCTTTACAGTGGAAACAAGTGCTTCGACTCCACGCGGCCCAAAGCTTTTAAGTCCAAGGAAGTATGATTGAGGCTGGACGAGTGCGTCGTAGAAAGTGACGATGCCGTTGGCGGCGAGGATGCCAGCGAATCGTGGGTTCAACCCTCCTTGCATTAGACTGACTTCAAGCTTGTCCTGCATTTCCATGTCAGCTATAGATACACGTGACATGAACGCTTGCCGTGCTGTTGCTATGACTTCCATGGCTCGATCAAACATGGCGTACTTGATCGACTCTTCAATGTCCGTCATGATTATGGCAACTTCTTCGTCGGACACTATCTGGTCTGGTTTGGCTGCACTGTTTTGAGATGCCGGTGATTGCTGGTTCATAGGTACACCGCCACTGCCCTTAGTCTTTGCACGTGAGCCGGTGTTGTCCTGCTTGCCGTATGTCGATGGGGTTTTAATAGCTGCGGTCCCTCCGTTGCCTCCGTTCTCGGCACTGCCCCAGGTGAACTCCGTTCCTGCCTTTACGGTAGCAGTGTGGGCTACACGGGATGAGTCTGCTGTGCCTGCGAGGGAGTTTTGTTTCTTCTTGGTTAGCTTTACGGTTTTACCTGTTCCTAGTTTCTTTTTCTTTTTGGTCGCTGAATCTCCTAGTCTGGTTGAGAGCGAGGAGGATTCGCCGGAAGTAGGTAGACCGGCATTAGGAAGTTTAATTGTGACTCCTGGCCTGTATGCGGCACCGTGCAGATGGCCGACAGTGTTTGCATTCCTTGGCATGTTATCTCCTGTTCGTTCTGAGCGTGCTGTGAAGTGTGGGATTGTTGGGTAGGTAGTGTTTATGTGGGGACTTTCCAGTGTAAACTATTCTGGGGTTTCTCCATCGTCGTCAGGTACTAGGTCGGGGTCGTTGGAATCTTCTTCTACTGTCTCTCGTTCTAGTTCCCAGCCGTCGAGTGCCCGATTGCTATGTCTGAGTGACAAGCCGTGAGCGGCCATCATTGCACAGTCGTGGATGCCTTTCTCTTTGGCCCATTCTTGGTGTCCGATGATGCTCTGAAGCTCTGAGTTGATCTCTTCTGAAACTTCTTGGTCTGTCTTTCCTTCGATCCAGTGTGGAGCGTTCATTGTGTAGTAGGCGTTTTTCATGGACGCTACGGTCGTTGCTAGTACTGACCTGAGTAAGATCATCTCGTCGTTGTCTGATGGTTTGATCTGAAGGATATAGGGTACGGGGAGAATCGGCGTTGCCTCTGCGG